CGGTTGAGGGTTGATGCGGATTATTGGGATGAGGTTGCTCCGGATAGATGGGCCACTGACTTTGATACTAGGAGCAAAATGTTTTTTTGTCCTAAAGGCTTCTGGCATAGAGATGGCGATTGGTGTGCCTATCACGGGCAAGGAAACTACGATTATGTGAAGCAGACCAACCCGACTTTCCCCCGCCCCACCAAAACCGAGTGGACTCCAGATAAGCAAGCCGTAAAAACGCTTGAGTCTATGGGGTACACATACCATGGTGGAGAATACTGGAAGCCGCCATTAGGGAAGAAGCCTGATTGGCTTGAGCCCGAGTGGGTGGATGGGTTGCCGCCTGTGGGCTCTAAGGTAAGATTTCCGACAGGGCACGGCGAGGTTGTGCTAGGGCCAGATGTTAATGGAGTGCTAATTGTTGAAAGGGAAAACGTAAGCGACAAAGGCACATGGGTAAAGGTCGCTGCCTCTGCCTGCAAGCCATACCAAACCCCAGAACAGCGGATGCGGGAGGAGTTGCTGAGTATTCTTGAAGACACAGGCTACAGCACGCACGGGCAAGCCGACGCCATCCTGAAATGGATGAAAGACAACAACCTGACGGAGAAGTGAGATGAACCCTAGCCGCTTTGCCAGATACTACGAGCGCCTGCCGTACACGATAGGCAAGGCGGTTGGATTTATCCGCGCTGGCCATGAGTGGAAACCAAAAGGCCGGATGATTGATGGCAAGTTTCAGGTCTACTATGAATCGGCGCACCTATCAAAAAGCGGAGTCCAGTATAATCGACTGATGCGACTTCGCAGGAGGCTACTGCAATGCCCATAACTTGGCACGCCAAAAACCACCACCTAATTGCCACTCGTGGTATTGCCAGCGTGTCGGTTGAGGTTCCGATAGACGGCTATTTTACCGATGCACGCGAATGGCTAAGGTGGTTTCGAGCCTGCATCCTAAGGGCCGAGGCCAAGCTTGGCGATGTTGTGGAGGTGCCTGATGAACTGGCCTAAGCACAAAGACGCGCCGTACTGGGTTGCCGCCATAGTCGTGCTAGCCTTGGCGCTTTGGGGGAGCAATGCGAGGGCTGAGACGAACATCTACGCCGGAGCCTGGAGCAAGCACCTGATCACGGACGGAGAGTATACTAGCAGCCATGATCTGTTCGCCGTTGAGCATAAGCGCATCTTCGCCGCCAGATTCCGAAATAGCTACGGGCGCGAGAGCTACGCTTTAGGGCGCACATGGACATGGAGTAAGGGCGACGTAGAGGCAAAGGTTGTATTGGGCGCTGTACGCGGCTACAGGGGCTTCTATGGCGATTACGACGACAAGACTAGGGTGCTACCGCTTGTCGTACCGATGGTGAGCTATACCAAGTACAGGGTTCAGCCGACTGTGCTGCTGATGGGTGAGGCTTTGGCTGTTTCAATTAGAGTGGGGTTTTGAGATGCTTAATTACTTTAAGGACGAAAAAGGCATTCTGCATTGCGTGGCTGGAGAATTGCCAATATTTGAGCAAAGAAGGTGCCGGAGAATTATTGAGCATGAAACAAATTTACGGGTAAAGTCAGCAGTTCTTGCGCTTGTTGTTGATAATCCGCCTGATGAAAATGTTGATGATCCGTTGCTGGCTTGATATAGTCACCAATGACAATTGCATGTCCAAGCCGTGAGGCGTTATGTAGTACGCACCCCGTTAGACGGTTAAGTAGTGGGCACTAGTCTGGGCTCTGGCCCAAATCCAATAAGTCCTAGCCGTTAGGGGAGAAGGGCAACGGACAGAGCCTAGACTAGTGTGGTGAACAGGCGGAATAGCCGGATAAACACCGTTACCGGCCACCACACTACCAATCCCACACCGAAGGCAGGCCGGTATAGTCTCCTATCTCTCCTTGGCCGCTACCAAAGCGGGCTTTTTTTGTCCGCGCTCCGTGATATACTGACAACACCACAAACTAACCGTTGTCAATATCATGAGCTACGACGTAAAACTAACCGAAAAAGAATCCGAGTTCTGCCGACTGCTGGTATACGACCGCCTGCCTCAGTACAAGGCGTACATGGAGGCGTTTGGTGCGTCCAAGGCGACTGCCCCGGCTGAGGCTAGTCATCTTGTGCGGAAAGAGAGGGTGCAGGCTGAAATTCAGCGGCTGCGCGATATGAAAAGCCAAGACGCGGAATGGGAGTTTGACGACTCTGTAAACGGCATTAAAGAGATTATCCGTAATCCCGAGAACCAGACGGTGGCTCTGAATGCCTACAAGGAGCTGAACAAGATGTTTGGCTGGGATAAGCAGACAATCGAGCACAATCACCGCGTAGTAGATGACGGCTCACATGAATGGTAAACCTCGCGTTATTCAGAAAGCACGTTAAGGATAACTCCCCTGCTTTCGTGCCAGCCTTCACAGATCAGAGCCGCTACCAAGTTCTATGGGGCGGCGCTGGCTCTGGTAAGTCGCACATTGTTGCCCGCAAATACCTGTACCGCATTCTCAAAGAAAGCGACGTACAGCACAGGTTTCTGGTTGCCCGTAAGGTAAACCGCACGCTGAAGCGTTCAGTGTTTACCCTGTTCAAGTCTTTGGTGTCAAAGTGGGGGCTTTACGATGAGTTCGACATTAACAACACTGACCTCACGATAACTTACAAGCCAAATGGCTCACAGTTGATGTTTACGGGAATGGATGACCCGGAAAAGCTGAAGTCTATCGAGGGTGTAACTGGTATATGGATGGAGGAAGCGACAGAGTTCACGCAAGAGGACTTTGAGCAGCTTGACCTTCGTCTGCGTGGCCAGACCAAGTACAAGAAGCAAATCACGCTAACCTTTAACCCGATCAGTGAACAGCATTGGATCAAGAAGGTATTTTTCGACGATCCCATTGATGGCGTGTTCACCCTCCATACCACGTTTCTTGATAACTCGTTTATCGATGACGAGTACAAGATGGTCATGGAGAACAAGAAAAAGACGAACCCCAGGTATTACAACATCTACGCGCTGGGTAATTGGGGCACGGCTGAAGGGCTTGTTTTCAGCAACTACAAGCAAAGACTGATCCGAGAGGATGAGATTGCAGGGCTTGAGTGTGTCCAGGGGCTTGACTTTGGTTACACCAACGACCCGACGGCCTTTCACCAGTCATACGTGGATAAGGCAAACAAGCGAATATATGTTTATGACGGCTTTTACCAGAAGGGAATGCAAAACGCCGAGATAGCCGCAGCCATAAAGGAAATGAGAGCGCACAAGCGTAAGACAATCGCAGACAGCTCCGAGCCTAAATCAATCGACTATATTGCTGGCAAGGACGTTAAGATAAAGGGCGCGCTCAAGGGTAGAGATTCGGTGAATGCTGGCATTGATTTCCTGCTTGAGTACGAAATCATTGTTAACGCTCATCTGGTAGAGTTTATGACTGAATTCAATAACTACAGCTGGGCAGTGGACAAGGACGGCAAAACCACGAACAAGCCGGTTGACGACTTCAACCACTTCATCGACGCTCTTAGATATTCGGTTGAGCATCTGACGCTTACTCCGGTGATGCCAACTGTCAAGATTAAAATGAACTGACTTTGCCCATATAGCAAAACCTGCTATCATACTGAAAACAGATAACGGTGCGGAATATGCCGGTTAACACGAATCACCCAGACTATACCGAGTTTGAGCCAATCTGGAAGCGAACAACGGTCGTTTCCAAGGGTACGCATTGGGTGAAGAAGGAAAAAGACCTGCTGCCCGCCGAGTTTGCCGACGAGTTCCCGGAGCGTTATGCTCGTTACAAAGAGCGCGCCTATGTTCAGGGCGTCACTGGCCGTACCAGAGATAGCTTGGTTGGCATGGTATTCCGTCGCCCGCCTACGGTTAATGTTCCGGCTCAAATGGAGCCATGGCTAGAGAATATCGACGGCGCAGGTCAATCGCTTGAGCAAGTAGCCAAGGCTATGATGAAGCGCCTGCTTGAAACTGGCCGCTATGCGCTACTGGTTGACGCGCCTCAGATGCCTGAGAATGCTAGTGCAGAAGAAGAGCAGGCCATGGATCTGAGGCCGACGCTCGCGGCTTACCCAGCGCCAAATCTGATCAACTGGCGATTTGAGGGCGTCAAGGGCAAGCAAAAGCTGACCATGGCCGTACTGGTTGAGCTGATCGACAAGCGAGCTGACGAGTTCGGGCATGATAAGGACGTTGTTTATCGTGTCCTACGCCTAAGAGATGGCGTTTACACGCAACAGCTCTACAACATCGACGCGAGCGCCAGATCAGAAGAGTGGGCGCCCAGAACAGCCGGACGCCAGACGCTCGACTATATCCCTTTGCAGATCGTTGGTGCGGAAAACAACTTGCCTGACGTAGATATGCCGCCGCTGTATAACTTGGCGGAAATCGAAATCGCCCAATACCGCAACATTGCAGACCTCGAAGAAGCTGGATTCGTCATTGCACAGCCGATGCTACATATCGACATTGGCGAGACGGACGCTAAAACGTGGAACGAACAAAACCCTAACGGCGTATCATTTGGTTCGCGCCACGGGATTACCACCGTCAAGGGCCGCGCCGAAATCATGCAGGCCCAGTCTGACAACCTGAGCATGACGCTGGTTGACTCAAAGACTGCTCAAATGGCCCAGATGGGCGCGTCACTGGTACAGCGTGGCGGACAGACTGAGACCGCAGAGGCCGCACGGATTAACGCCAGCGCAGAGGCTTCCGTGCTGGAGACAGTTGTTGGTAACGCCAGCGAAGGCATTGAGGCCAGTCTTGAGACCATGGCGCGGTTTGCCGGTATTGAGCCTGGCACTATCGAGTATCAGCTAAACAGTAGTTTCTGGGAATCCGGCCTTGATCCGCAAGCCATGACCGCAATCATGGCGGCACGGCAAGGTAATGCGCTGGCAACCCGAGACGTTATTCACATGATCAAAACTGGCCGCATTGAGCTTGAGGAAGGTCGAACCCCAGAGGCAATAGCCGCCGATGTGGCAAATGAAATGTTTGACGAACCGTTCAGCAGTGCTGGACTTAACCAAGACGGTCAGTGACCGGGAGTGAACCATGAGCGAAGCAGAAAAGGCGCAAGTCGAAGAACAGGAAATCGCAACCGAAGAAAGCGAGACCAAAACCACCGAGGAAAACTCGGAAGTAGCGGAGCTGCGGGCAGAGCTTGAGCGTTACAAGGCCAAGCAAGCCGAGGCTGAAAAGCATCGTAAAGAGGCAGAGCGCAAAGCCAAAGAGGTAGAGCGCGAACGCCAGGAAGCGGAACGCAAGAAGGCAGAGGAAGAGGGTAACCATCAGAAGCTCTGGGAAACCGAGAAAGAGCGCGCTGATAGGCTTGAAGCTGAACTGCAAGAGCGCATGAAAGAGATTGAGGAGCGGGACGAAAGGGCGCGGGAAATGACTCGCGACACCGAAACCGTTAACCTTGTCTCCGAGTTGACTTCCGACGCCAAGCGCCAAAAGGCGCTGAAAAAGCTGGTACGCGATCATGTGCAAGTCTCCGATGACGGCACTCAGTACCAAGTAGACGGCGTTACCATAGACAAGTCACGGTTTGTCAAGTATATTAGAGAAGAATATCCGTCACTTGTGGACGGCTCAGGAATGACCGGAGGCGGTGCCACCGGAGCGAACGGCAGCGGTGCTGCAAATACCACTAAAGGCCAAGACGCGAAAGCGAAAGGCGATTTAACCGGCTTTTTGCAAGCCCAGTTTAATACATGAGGATTTAAACAATGCCTGTACTCTCTCCGGATCTTTCAGCCCTGCTGAATGACAAGGTAATCAACGAAGCGTTTGAAATCGCACGCTCCAACCGCACCGGCATTCTTGCCACTGTTGGCATGGGCGGCGCTCGCGTACCGTATGACGGCTACAAGATGTCATGGCTGGATATGCGCGTTGACGCTACCAGTTCACCGACCACAGCCGAAGCTCTGGCAGCCGCTACTACCATCAGCGTAGAAGACGGCTCCAAGTTCCGCGCTGGTATGACCCTGAGCCCGGAAGGCTCTGAGGAAGTGGTTCTGGTAACTGCGGTGTCCGGCAATGACCTCACAGTCGTCCGTGGTTTTGGCGGCTCCACTGCTGCGACTATCGCAAGCGGTGACGTGTTGACCATTGACTCCGTAGGTCGTGAGGAAAACTCACTGGCTCAGAACGATGGCATTTTCCAGCCTGATCCGGTTGAAAACTTCTTCCAGACCATGGACACCGCCGTTGAGTTCAGCCGTCGCGCCTTGGCTACCATCCAGTTCGGTAGCACCAATGATCTGGCCTTCCAGGTTTCCGAGCGTATTCGCCAACTGACCATTCAGATGGATCGCGCTCTGGTTCGTGGCCGCAAGGCAACCGCCACCATCGGCGGCGACACTGTGACCTACACTGGCGGCCTGCGGTATTTCCTTGGCCAGTCTGGCGCAATCAACACTGACGCAGCTGGCGCTCTGGATCTGGACAAGATCAACGCGATTAACGCCGAGATCGTGTCCCGTGGCGGCATGGCCAACACCATTGCCGTAGGTATCCCGCTGGCCCGCAAGCTGAACGCTCTGGTGAGCGCGAACTACAGCTCTGACCGTCTGGCCAACTGGACTGCTGACGAGGGTTCAATCCTGCGTCTGCCGACTGACCTGCCGCTGGTTGGTAACGTGAATCAGATCGTTATCGACACTAACCTGTCTGACGACGAGCTGGTGATCTACGATTCCGGCAAGATCAACATCATCCCGATGGCTGCCGGTAACGCTGCTGACTCCGGCGCATGGCGCACCGTGGACGCCACCCAGAACGGTCAGGACGGTCAGCGTACTCGTATCATCGGTGACTTTGCGATGGAAGTACGCCAGAGCCAGACCCACATGGGCCGCCTGTACGGCATCACCGGCTAAGGGAGTGACCAATGAAGTTCACTGCACCGCAAGGTAAGCAGGTTGTCTTCAAAGGTCGAATCGTGACTGCCAAGGATGGCAGTTTCGAGACCGAGGACAAAGACCTGATTGAAGTATTGAAGCGAGCCCGAGGGGTTGAGCCAGAAGCGCCAAAGCGTGGACGGCCCGCCAAAGATCAGGGCGACGAGTAAACCAGAGCCCTCTACGGAGGGCTTTTTTATAGGTGGCGCATGGCAACCATCACAGTAGGCACAAACAGTTACGTTACGGAAGCGGAGTTGCAGACATACGCCGATGATCGGGGCATTACGATTGCGGCGGCTGATTTGTCCGTTCTGTTAATTCAAGCAATGGACTATATTGAGACGCGGGCGTTTAAGGGCAGCAAGACAGATCCATCTCAGGCGCTAGAATGGCCGCGCTCAGGCGTTTATCTGAACGGCGCAGAACTGGATGATACGGCTGTCCCTGACGCCATCAAGCAGGCCCAGATGGCCGCTGCGTTAATTTGCGACACTGGCGCAGACTTGCTAGGTAGTGTAGCGCCTCGCGTGACTGCCGAGCGCGTAGGCGAGGTATCGGTTCAGTACAGCGACAAGGGCAACCAGACTACGCTTTACCCCAAGTTGACGGCCTTGCTGCGTAACTATCTGGCCAACGGTGGCGGATTTCAGTTTGGGGTGCGTAGAGGATGAAGCAATATTATCTGCATATTGGCTTTGGTTGGTACTTTAGGGTATCCAGAAAAGTCTATAACATTGCCACAGGAAAGTTGTGGTTTACTGGCATGGTTCACATGGTGCGAAAATGACTACAATCGTATACGACCACTCCGCTAGGCAGATTGCTGTTGATGGGCAAGTAACTCAGGGAAACAGGATTTGCACGGGCGATGACATAAAGTGGAAGAGGGACGGCGATGATTGGTGGTTTATCTGTGGCTCAGTATCCGACATAGAAAGGCTCATTGCCCACATAAACGCGACAGACCCTGACGCGCCGAAATGGCCTATTGAGTGTTCAGCATTCCTTGTGCGAGATGGTCAAGTTTTCCAGTGTATTGTCACAGACGATGGCGAACCATGCCGAAGCCCTGTAACCTACAGCGATGCAATGGGAAGTGGTGAGATTTATGCGCTGTCAGCGCTAGACCACGGCAAGACCGCAAAAGAGGCAGTAGAATATGCAGCCATGCGTGATACAGGGACGGGCGGCAAGATCACCGTTTTTGATGTTGATCGCATGGAGATTGTAGACGACAAACCGTGTGCAGGATCTAGTCATGGCTGACCTCTACAACCGCCTCCGCACAACCGCTGATAAGCTGCTAACCAAGTACGGCCAAGGCACCATGATCTATCAAGAGCCTGACACCGAAACCGGCCCTGAGTACAACCCTGTCCTGACGCCAGGGGCAGAGCATCCGGTGAGCGGCATCAAGGTGTCAGGCAACCGCAAGAACACCTACATCGACGGCGGCTATATTCAGGCGAGCGATTTAATGGTTATGCTGCCTGAATTCGGCACAACGCCAACGCTATCCGGAAAGATGAAAGTAAACGGCACCACCTACCAAATCATCATGGTTGACCCAATCACCGAGGAAGTGCCGACGGTTGGTTGGTATATTGGGTGTAGGGTTTAGAACTAAACGGTATTAGACAGGAGGCCCGCTCTGGCTTATGGTTGGGGTGGGTTTTTTGTTGGAGGGAGATTATGTTATGTGAACACGGTAATATTGCGCCCTGTGCAGAGTGTGATGTTTATCCGCTTGAGGAAGAGATAAAAGATTTAAAGTTCAGGATCGGCTATCTTGAAATGATTGCTTCTAGCATCTTGCACGGCCACGAACAATCTGTTGTTGACCGGGACGCGTTTAAGGCGTTGCAAGAATATTTCAAGGAATACGTAGACTAACCACCCCGCCCGCACAACGCGGGCTTTTTTGATATACTGATTGGAGTGGAGGGAGTTATGGCAGATGTGAAATTGCAGATTGAGGTTAAAGACATTGAGCCGGTCAAGAGTCTGATCCGATTGCTGTCGGAGAATTTCAGTGACTTGCCGAAAGATGTCCAGCTTGCCATTTATGCCTTAGTAGGAGATGGCGACATTGAGCTAAGTGTAGGCGAAGATGCCCATTAACCTCCTACAAATACAAACCGCCCAAGAACAGGCAGTCTTGCGCGCCTTCCGCCAAGCTATCCAGAGCGTAAGAGACCAAGCCGTCATTCAGGAAATCGTGCGCCTTCTGGAAGTGGGCAATGTGGATGGGGTTATTGAATTACTCCAGCTTGACGCCGCTACCTTTGAGCCGCTTGAAGAGGCTATCAGGCAGGCTTATCGGCAGGGTGGACTGACTGGTGCGGAACAAATCGGAACTATCCCGCTAGAACTTGGCACCATACCCGCACGGTTCAACATGGCACTGCCTACGGCTACACAGTGGCTCGCTAACCTTTCCAGCCGCCTGATTACCGAGGTCTTTGACGAGCAGCGCCAGATGGTGCGAGAGCGGCTTACAGAGGCGGTGCAGCGAGGGATTAACCCGCGCCAGTCTGCGCTAGACCTGATTGGTCGGATTGATCAGCGAACCGGCAAGCGCGTGGGTGGCTTCATTGGCCTAACATCACGTCAGGCCGAATGGGTAGCGCGAGCAAGGGATGAACTAGAAGGGCTGAACAGCAACTACTTCAGCCGCGCACTCAGGGATAAGCGATTCGACGCAACGGTGCGAAAAGCTATCGAGCAAGACAAGCCTCTGAACCGTGATCAGATCAATCGCATGATCACTGCGATGCAAAGTAGGACTCAGGCTTACAGGGGGCAAGTTATCGCCCGTACCGAGTCAATTAACGCTCTTAGGGCCGGACAGTTTGAGGCCATTAAGCAGGCCGCTATCAAGGGCGATATTGATCCGCGAGACGTTAGTAAGGCCTGGGACAGCAGCTCGGACGCACGTACGCGAGAGGATCACTTGCTTATGGAGGCCACGTATCGGAATAATCCGATTGGCCTTGAGTCTGCCTTTATCGCTCCTGACGGCAACCGCCTGATGTTCCCTGGAGACACAAGCCTTGGCGCTTCTGGTTCTCAGACTATACAATGTCGTTGCAAGGCTGTTTATCGGATTGATTTTGCCGGTTCATTGCGGAGGGTAGAAGGCTTTGGCTAGCGCATTCGACAAGCAAGTAACCGCATGGGTTCGCAAATCAGAGCAGCGACTTACAGCGACCTATCGCCAGTCTATTCAGGACTTGGTAGAGGAAGCACAGGAGCCGCGTGGCTCTGGCGGTAATATGCCGGTTGATACTGGCTTTCTCAGAAATACTGGCGATGCGGCGCTGAACCAATTACCTGTTGGCGAAACCGAGGCGCCAGAGCCTGGTCAGGGCTTTGTTTGGGATGCGCAAGCCGCGCTTTTGACCATTGCGCAGGCCAAGCTAGGCGATACCGTATACTTCGGCTGGACTGCCGTATACGCAAACGCAATGGAAGAAAAATATGGCTTTGCCCGCCTAGCTGCCCAAAACTGGCCCCAAATCGTCAACAAGGCCGCACGAACTATTGAGCAGAGGGTTAGACGGTGACACCATCCAACAGCACCATCCAGACAGCACTAAACGACATCCTTATTGCTGCGTCATTGGGTTATGACATTGCGTGGCTTGGCCTGCCATTTACACCGCCAACCTCCGGCGCATGGCTTGAAGTCACCTTCCTGCCAAATCGCGGCGTAGACGACAGACTAGCCAATGACGGACACGTAAGCCCGCAAGGCATTTATCAGATAGTATGCGTTAGCCGCCCGCAGTCGGAACTAAAGCTCAGAGCTGTGGCTGAGCAGGTCATGGCTGCATTCCCCAAGGGCACGCCAATCAGCGGCAACGTTCGCGTAGGCTCGCACCCGTACACCGGCACGCTCCGTTCTGAAGCTGATCGCATGTCAATCGCCGTCACTATCGAATATAGCGAATAGTTCTAACCTCACAATCCCTTATGCTATACTACCCTCGTTGATCAACAAACGAACACGAGGGTTTTCTAATGACCGCAGCAACAACTCAGAAGGGCGCAAAGCTTTACATTGCTGTAGACGCCACTCTTAACACGGCACTTCCCCAAAACTCCGACCTGACCCAGACCCAGTATGAAGCGCTGACTTGGCTTGAAGTCAAGGGCGTTGGTAACTTTGGCCAGACCGGCACCGAGCAGAACACCGTCAGCTATGACGAGCTTGCCGCTGAAGTAACCCAGAAAGGCAAAGGCATTGCAAACGCTGGCGATCCTACCATTGAATGCCGCCGTATTGGTGATGATCCTGGCCAGATTGAAATGCGCGCAGCCGCAGCCGTCACCAACATGAACAACTATGCGTTCAAGTATGAGCTGGCTAACACGCTCGGCACCAACGGCACTATCCGTTACAACCGTGGCATCGTGACTGGCCCAATTCACCCGAACGGTGGCAACGAGGACTTTGACCTGGAAAACTACAATCTGGGCCTGAACCAAGAGCAAATCGTCGTTGAGGCTGCGTAATGGATCTTTCCAGCATCAAGCCAATCGAGAAGCGGTATAACGTTCAGCATCCGGCAACGGGCGAGGATACAGGGATGATCCTCGTGCTGGCCTGTACCCACGATGAGCGCGTGAAGCGATCCATGCGGGCGGTTAACGATGAAATCCTCAAGGCTGGCAAGGATATGTCAGCAGCCGAGCAGCAGAAGTTTGACGATGCCTTGGCAGCGGCCTATATCGTTGATGTGGAGTTCACGGGTGACGCCGAGTGGAAAGGCGACAAGCCGAAGTATTCCGCAGAGCTGGCCAAGGAAATCTGCGCGCTTCCTGCCCTCAAGGAACAGGTTCTATTTGAAGTCCGGCGCACAAAGGATTTTTATCAAGCCTGAGCCGTGACTTGTGCCGAGCTTTAGAGAATGAGGCAAGGTACGACACGCCAGACCGCCACGGGGAGACGCGCCGAGAACGTAACGAGCGTTTCGGCGTAGACTCCCCACGGATCAGGCCACCAGAGACGGGG